AAGGTATTGGTTGGCTTGCACTAGGTGGATTTATAACCTTTAAATTAATTAAAATGATAGCAAAATTGAATCCATTTGTTAAAATTGCAAGTTTAATTGTTGGTGGACTTATTGCAGTTATAGGTTGGGATAATCTTAAAAAAGCATTTGACGAAGGCGGATTTATGGGAGCTATTGGTACAGCGTTTAAAACAATATGGGCTGGAATAACTCATTTGTTTAGCTGGGAATCACTTAAAGGTTATATTGGTGCAATGCTACCTTCAGGAAAAATAGGTGATTGGGCTAGAGGAAAACTAGGAATTGGAGCTTCTCCGGAAGCATCTGGAACTGTTACTACAACACAAAAAAATCCTACAATAGAAGAAGCAGTGTCAAATAGTGCATCTGCGTCAGAAATGAAGGAACTTACTGGTGATTTAGGCAAAACTGGCGATGCCAAAGATGCTAATGGCGGCGAAGGCGGATGGCTAAGTAATAAGTTAGATGGATTAATTGAAGTAATGAAAGGCAACAAAAAAGCCACTGAAAAGTTAAACGGTAATTTAAACGGGGGTTAGGAAAAATAATATGAGTTGGAAAAGATATTTTACACCAGTAGAAGGACAAGCAGGAACAAATAGTCCTTTAAGCATAGGTCAAGGCACACAGCCGGGACCAGCAAGATCAAATTATTCTAGCTTTTTGCCTGATGTATATACAGGTGCTCCTAACAGAGTTGAGCGTTACGGACAATACAATACTATGGATCAAGATAGTGAAGTAAATGCCGCATTAGATATTTTAGCAGAATTTACAACCCAAAAAAATACTTCAAACAGAAGTCCGTTTGTTATGGATTTCAAATCTGATGCAACTAATACAGAAGTACAAACACTTAAACTATACTTACAACAGTGGTGTAAAGTACAAAACTTTGAAACAAAAATGTTTCGTATTTTACGTAATGTATTCAAGTATGGTGATGCATTTTTTATTAGAGATCCAGAAACTAAAAAATGGCATTACATTGATCCTGCAAACGTTACAAAGATTATTGTTAACGAATCAGAAGGTAAAAAACCTGAACAGTATGTTATTAAAAATGTAAACTTAAACTTTGTTTCAAACGTAGCAACTACTCCATTACAAACAAACGGTAATGTTACAGGCGGTGGCGAAGGTTACATGACTGGTGGCTCACGTGGAATGACAGGTGCACCTAACCAAGCATTACAAGGTGGACGCTTTGCAAAAGGCGAATCAGAGTTTGCAGTTGATGCAGAACATATTGTACACCTAAGTTTATCAGAAGGGTTAGACAACAACTTCCCATTTGGTAACAGTTTGTTAGAAAGTATATTTAAAGTATACAAACAAAAAGAATTATTAGAAGATGCTATTATTATTTACAGAGTGCAAAGAGCACCTGAACGTAGAGTATTTTACGTTGACGTAGGTAATATGCCATCACACTTGGCAATGCAATTTGTTGAACGTGTAAAAACAGATATACACCAAAGACGTATTCCAAGTAGTACAGGTGGAGGAAATAATGTTATTGACTCTAGCTATAACCCATTAAGCATTAACGAAGATTACTTCTTTCCGCAAACAGCAGAAGGACGTGGATCTAAAGTTGAAACACTACCAGGTGGTACAAACTTAGGAGAGATTGATGATCTTAGATATTTTACTAATAAGTTGGTACGCGGTTTGCGTATTCCTAGTTCTTATCTTCCTACAGGGCCTGACGATGGTGCTAGTGCATTCCAAGATGGGCGAGTGGGTACTGCGTACATTCAAGAGTTACGCTTTAACACCTATTGCGAAAGACTACAAGGACTTTTAACAGAACAATTTAATCAAGACTTTAAACGCTACCTATTAGAAAAAGGTATTAACATTGACACAGCAATGTTTGACCTAAGGATGCAACCACCACAAAACTTTGCAAGTTACAGACAATCAGAACTTGACAATGCAAGAGTTGGAACATTTACTCAAATGGCGGCTATACCTTATGTGTCAAATAGATTTGCACTTAAACGTTTCTTAGGACTAAGTGCAGAAGAAGTTGCAGAGAACGAAAAGTTCTGGCGTGAAGAAAATGACGAAAACTTAACTCCAGTTCCAACAGACGCCGCAGGCGAAATGCGTGGAGCAGGTGTTAGTGCCGCAGGCATGAGTGCAGACCTTGGCGGAATGGAAGATGAAGCAGTTGATCCAGACGCACCGGCACCAGAAGATGGCGGAGCAGGCACACCACCAGAAACAGTAACAGGCGATGATGCCCCAGTACCAGGCGCTGAAGGATAAATATTAACATGATACTACGTGAACTATTTTATTTTGATAAAGAAACTTTGGAGCCAGTTGAAAACAACGCTTACGATCCCAAGTCTGATGATTCAATTATGAAAAAAGACGACACACGTAAGACACGTTTAACATTACGTCAGATAAACAAAATGCGTAAAGCATCTGATTTGCACAAAGAGGAGCAGGACAAGGAATTACATTTCGTAAGACAAATGTATGGACTTGCCGCGAATGCAGAACAGGCTGTTTAAAAATGTCAATAGCATTTGTTATTGGTAACGGCACGTCAAGAAAACCTATACCCTTAGAACCACTTAAAGCACACGGAACATTATATGCCTGTAACGCTGTTTACAGATCAGGATTAAGACCTGACTATCTTGTTGCTGTAGATACTAAGATGGTTACTGAAATTAACAATTCAAAGTATCAACACGAAAACAAAGTTTGGACTAATCCAAACAAACTATACGAAAAATTTCATTGCTTTAACTACTTTGCTGATCCTTTAGGTTGGTCAAGTGGACCTACAGCATTATGGTTAGCATCTTATGGTGCAGATCATCAACACAGCGAAATATACATACTAGGCTTTGACTACGAAGGAATAGAAGGCAAAATTAATAATTTGTATGCAAATACAAAAAACTACAAAAGAAGCGAAGAAGTAGCAACATATCATGGTAATTGGAGCAGGCAAACAGGAATAGTAATTCAAAAAAATGTTGGAAAGAGATATATACGTGTAGTAGAGAATAAGGATGATTACTGCCCAGACAATTTAAGACCCTTAGGTAACCTATCCCATATTACAGTAGCTGAATTCACTGAAAAATTCGTGAATTTACAATCTTAATGTAAAATCGGCTCGTTTTGACCGGTTTAACCACCCTTTTAATCATTTTCCATAAATACAACTGACAGCTTATCGTATCTAAACAACAGGAGGAGATAAAAAATGGCTAATCAAAATAAATTTGAAGCAATGCTTGAAAAGCTAATTGCTGAAGACAAAGCGGGAGCAGAAGAATTGTTCCACGAAATCGTAGTTGAGAAATCACGCGATATCTATGAAAACTTATTAAAAGATGACGTAGAAGAAGTTGAAGTAGACGAAGCAACTGATGAAGAAGTAGATGAAACTACTGACGAAGAAGTTGATGAGTCAAGCAACGACGAAGAAACTAACGAAGCAACTGACGAAGAAGTTGACGAAGCTACTGACGAAGAAGTAGACGAAGCAACTGATGAAGAAGTAGACGAAGCTTCAGACGAAGAAGTTGACGAAAACTTTGTAGACGAAATTACACCAGAAGCTGAAGATGACATGGGTGGCGATGCCGCTGATGACATGATGGCAGATATTGCCGCAGACAGCGAAGAAGGTGACAAAGAAGATGACGAAGACATTGAAGACAGAGTCACTGATTTGGAAGATACATTCGATGACCTAAAAGCTGAATTTGACGCTATGATGGCTGATAAAGACGGTGACGAAGACGAAGGCGATGCAGAACCAGAAATGGATATGGACGCTGGAGACGACGAAGGTGATGACGATGAGGCAGAAGAAGCTATTGCTCCTGAAGCCGATCTTGAAGTAGCACCAGCATTTGAAGGCAAAAAAGATGCCAACACTGAAATGCGTGAGTATGTTGAAAAAGTAACAGCTAATATGGGCGACAACGGTGATAACACTAAGTCTCCAGTAGCTGGCGCTAACGACATGGGTGGAACTGCTGGAAACATTGCACAAGGTGGCGATGAAAAAGGTGGGAAAGCTGACTCGGCTAAAGAAGATAACGCAGGGAACGTTAACGTACCAGGCGGAAAAGCTTCAAAGTCAATGAGTGCTAACTCAAAAGGCCACGGCGCTGAGAAAAAAGGCGCAGGCGAAAGTGGAACTGATAGTAAAAGTACTATCGGATCTTAATAGTTAAGGAACTTATAGGTGTTTAATTTAACTGAGACATTGACATTCGACCAAGCAGGTATGGTTGTCGAGACTACTGAAAACAAGAATGGAGGCAAAGATCTTTATCTTAAAGGTATTTGTATCCAGGGCGGTGTAAAAAACGCAAACCAGCGAGTTTACCCTGTTACTGAGATAGGTAGAGCTGTCAAAACTCTCAACGATCAAATCACAGGAGGATATAGTGTTCTTGGAGAAGTTGATCACCCAGAAGGACTTAACATTAACTTAGACCGTGTAAGCCATATGATCACAGATATGTGGATGGATGGACCAAACGGTTATGGCAAGTTAAAAGTATTACCGACGCCAATGGGACAACTAGTTCAAACAATGCTGGAAAGCGGAGTTAAACTAGGTGTTTCATCGCGTGGGTCAGGCAACGTAAGTGAAGACGGTGCCGGCGAAGTAAGTGACTACGAGATTATTACAGTTGATGTTGTAGCACAGCCAAGTGCTCCGGGTGCATACCCAACCCCAATATATGAGCATTTAATAAACGCCCGTGGGGGGTACAAGGCATTAGAATTAGCAAGAGAAGTCCAAGGCGACGCGAAGGCACAAAAATATTTAAAAGAATCTTTGGTGAATATCATCAAGGGTCTAAGGTAATAGGAG